AAGATAAAGTTAAAAGAATAGAAAAAAATATAGGTGGTATGGTAGGTAAAGCAATAGTTAAAGGTTTATCAAAAGATGCAGTTAAAAGAGGTGATACAGCAATATCAACTACAGTAGGTACATATAAAAAAGTTAATAAAATATTTGATGATGCTAATGTTAAAACTGTACATGATTTTGGTTCTGGTTTAGGTTTAGGTTCAAAAGAATTTACAAATAAAATTGTAACTAATCATGAACCTTTTGTTCCAGTAGAAAAAATTATAAAAGTAAAAGGTAAAGTACCTGATTATAAAACAGCAGATGATGTTATATTTAAAGAAGGATTTGCATCTAAAGATGGTGTAGTTAATGCTAATGTATTAAATGTAATTGAAGACCCTATTGAAAGAGCAAATGTTGTTAGACAAATATCACAATTAATTAGTAATAAGGGGATTGCTGTTATTACAACAAGAGGTAATGAAGTTACTAAAGCAGCCCAAGCTTCTAAGAATGCTACACCATTTAATGATGGATGGATATTTGGTAAAGGAGATAAGAAAACTTTTCAAAAAGGATATAGTCAAAAAGAATTAGAAGAATATATTAAAAGTATTTTAGGTGATAAATTTAAAGTAGAAAAAATTCCTAGTAAATATAAAATAGGAACATCAGGAGTAATTATTAAAAAAATAAAAGGAGATAAATAATGCCATTTGAAATGATAACAATGTTAGGCTCAACTGTACTCGGAGGAGTAATGAGTATATGGTCGCAAAGTATTAAAGCAAAACAAGCAGAACAAAAGATGCTTATACAAAGAGCAGAAGTACAACAACAAGGTTTTAAAGAAGCTAGAGAATATGATAACAAAGGCTTTCAATGGACTAGAAGAATCATAGCATTGACTGCTGTATTTGCTATAGTACTATTACCAAAACTAATGCCTGTATTTTCACCAGATACTAGTGTGATTGTAGGCTACTTAGAATTTAAACCTTCATTCTTATTTTTACCAGAAAAAGAAATAATGAAATGGATAACATTATCATCTAATAGTTTAGTCATTACACCATTAGATACTAACTTAGTGTCAGCTATTATTGGTTTATACTTTGGAGGTTCGTTAGTAAAAAAATAATATGTTAGATAAGTGGATATACAATTTCTTTGGTGGACTTGATAGTATAATATCTAAGATAGAAACTTATGCTATTAAGTTAACTACCTGGTGTTGGCATTCAAGAGTAAATATACTAAGGAAGAGAAGAGATGGCAGGAAGAATACATAAACAAATAATTAATTATATTAAATCTTTAGAGAAGAAAGCTAAACAAATGAACTTTGTTAAAGAGTTAAAGAAAGAAGTTGAGACTGGAGCAAATGGTACTCAATCATATATAATTAAAGAAGGTATTAATAAAGGTAAAAAAGCAACTAAATAATATGGACTATAGTTATGAATTATTATTTTACAGGTTTATTAATTATTGCCTTTGTATTGTTAGCATTTTTTGGAGGACCTAATTTATGAAAATATCACAAGACACATCAGTAAGTATGCCAGTTAAAAATATGATTGGGATTGTAGTAGCTGTAGCTATGGGTGTATTTGCTTATACAGAAGTAACAGCAAGACTTACCAGTTTAGAAACATCAAGAGAATTATTTCAAGCAGATTTATTAAAAAAATCAGAACAGAAACCTACTGACCAGGAACAATTTATGTTGATTGAAAGTTTGTTTGAAGATGTAGAAAAATTAATTGAGAATCAAGAACAGAATATGACTAATAAAGTTAATATAGAATTTCTTAAATCTCAATTAGAAAAATCTTTAAATGATGTAGAAGAATTAAAAGATAAGGTAAGAGCAAATGGAAACAGTCATTAGTACAGTCGTAGCATTATGTATGTTTATAGCAGGGGAGTTAACTGAACACAGAATACAACCTGCAATGAGTGATTGTTTAAAAGGAAAACGATTAGCTGAAAGAACAGCTAATGATAATATACAGTATAAATGTGGAAAGGTAAAAGCTAAACTAGAAACTAATATAGATGGTAGTAAAGCAATTAAAAAAATAATAGAATAATGACAGCAGCAAAAATATATATACTAACAATAATGTTATGTGCAGTAGGACAACCTCAATGTGTTATGCCACAAGTAATAAGTGAACATGAAACACATTATGATTGTGTTAAGAATGGAATGGGTGATGGTTATGAAATTTTATTTGGAAGTGATTTAACTAAACAACAAATAAATGATGGTAAATTATATGTAAGATTTAGTTGTGTACCTAAAGACATAGTTGAATCCTAAGTATGAAAAACATCTGAAGCAATTTTCTCTAGGTCTTCAGTAAGCATATCAAACTTTGCATTACATTCTTTTAGTAATGCTTTAATAACTCCAGCATTTTCTTTTTTAAAATGAAGGTGTACTTTATCTAAAGGATACTTAGATAACTCAGTAATAAATTGTCCTTGATTATTTATAATTAATTTGAAACCCATAAGGTGGGCTTCTTTTCTTTTAACTCTTTTCTTTTGTTTAAGTTTTCGATTGGTTTTCATGTTTCTCTTTCAGTAAGTCAACAAGAAAATCATCATCATTTTTCTCGCCTTTAAGTTTGGTCATAGGAGTATTACCTTCTTTATAGGTTTCAATTGTTTTTATTCTTACTGGGTTAGTCATGAATATAGGAAATTTAGGATTGTCTAAAGACTTCACCATAAAGAAACCATCTTCAGCAACACCAAATGTTTCTACTCTTTTGATGTCTATATCATCTGAACCAATTAAACAAACTCTTAAATTATAAACTTCTTTTTTTTCAGGTGGCTTAATAGTTTTACCATTTAAACCTACAATATTATTTGTCATTAATAATTTCTTTATTGTGTATATCTTCTATAACAACAGGTGCTACTTCTCCTTGTTGTCCATCATCATCAGCTAAACTATCTATACTTTCAGTATACATTTCATTTAACTTATCATTGTTTCTTGTTATTTTTAATTTAAGATGGTCTTTCAATGCATCAATCTTAACATGAAGTATTTTATCTAAGTGTGGATTAATACCATACATAGGTAAATCATTTAGTGCTGAGATAATTCTGCGAAAACCTCTTGCTCTTTTTTCTAATTGTGTTATTTGTGATTCATTAGTCATAGTCTCTCTCCAATATCATTTCTAAATAGTGAATAGCTTTTTCTATATCTTTTTGTTTTCCTTTTAGCTTGTGCCTACAAATGTATTTAATAGCATTACCCTCTGCAAATAATAATTGATTCTCATTTATAAAATGAGCAGGTTGTATCTTCATACCTTTGTAGTGTGTTCCATCTACTTGCTTATCTAAGCTATCGTAAGCAACACCTTTAAACATTTCTTTACTTGGCATTATAATATAGTATCCTGTCTTCTTAATTGTTTTTCTGTTGGTTGTAACATATCATTTAAATCATCTATTGTCAACTCTGAATTTCTTTTTAGTTTCTTTACTATCCATTTGTAAGACCAAGGTTGTAATCTAATTTGTTCTTGTCTATCATAGTAATGAGTTTGATTAGGTATGAAATCAAATACATTTTTATAATTAATCTTACTAGCTTCTTCTTTAGATAACAAAGACTGTAGCCATTCAACAAGTATAAGCTTTGCTTTTCTTCTTATAGGTTTCATTTTTTTACTATTCATTTTCTTTCTTTCCATGACAAACTTCATATGAAGCATTACAATTTTTACAACTGTAATTACTTACAAATAAATATTCATCATTATCATATACATCTTCAGCATCAAAGTCATTACCCCATAGTACATCACCATTACAAATAAAACATTTCATTATGTTAACTCTTTAAAATTAGTTTCTCTATCAAAGTATTTATACTCTACTATGATAGGTTCAAATTCTTCTAAACATTCTAGTACATCTGTCTTTCTAAAGTCTTTACAAGAATAAACATCTAATTGTATTAATGCAGGTTGTTGTTCATCCCATGTATGAATACCAATGTGTGAAGTATCTATAATAGCAACACCACTTAATCCTTTGTTACCCTTCTTAGTAACTCTAGATGAATAAGGTCCTGCTAATATATTCATATCTATTTTATTAATTAAGTTTTTCATCCAAGCAACTGTATCTTCTTCAGTTTGTAAAGGTTTCTTTACCTCTGCCCTAATTAACAGGTGCTTGTGTTTCAGTTCTCTTTCCATAGTTTTTTAATTGTTCCTTATATTGATTTGTAATTTCATCTACATTAGGTTCTTTAACAACCTCAGCTAACATAACATTCTTATTAGAATATTTAAATACTCTTAAACCTTTACCACCATTAGCATCGGTGTGACATTCCCATTTATGAGGACAAAACATACAACCAGTAGCTAAAGTTTTGTTACCATTCTTTTCTGTTTTATATTCATAACATTTTTCTGGAGGAGTGTCTTGTTCTAAAGCAGTATTTAAATTTTTAATTAAAGATTTAACATTTGGTTTAGCCATATCATCTGGTTTGTAAAAACAAATATCACCAGAAGATTTATCAACAACAAGAAAGCCACCTGCTTTTGTATTACATCCTTCTTCATATGCTGCTAATTGTGCATGATAACCGAAAGGGTCATCACCTACTATCTCACCTGACTGAAACTTTTTAAAACTAAATGGTGAAGCTGATTTAACATCACATACTTCACCATCAATTATACTGTCTATATGTCCTGATACTCCTGACACTTCTACTTTTCTTTGTTGGTCTTTTATATTATGTCCTGCTAACTCTGCTAAATATAAAACTAAATGTTCAATGATATGACCATATAAAAATTTTAAATTTAATCCTGAGTCTTCATCTTTTCTATCTTTAGGACTATGCTTATCATACCATAGTTGTCTTGCAGGTTTACCAATAGAAGACATCCTAAGTTTACCTTCATACTTTTCTGCTTTTACTTGAGAAGTATTCCAAGCTAGAATAGCTTCTTTAATATTATTCAGAAAAACATTTAAGTTTTCCTCTGTCATGTTGGCAGGTTTACCAGTAGATATATCAGATATTAATTGTTTAATATCTGTTGCTATAGTACTAATGTGTTTCTGACCAGTTGTTCCCAATTTTATATTCGCCATTTAGTGGACACCTTATATTTAGTTTTTTACCTGCATCTATAATTGATTGTACTGCTAGTCTTCCAAACTCTTCGGCTCTACTTTCTTCAACCTCGTATTGAAATTCATCGTGTACATTTACAACTGGAAATGCTTTGATTTGTTTATTTATAACATATTGTTCTAGCAATGTCAACGCATACTTCATAACAATAGCACCTGCTCCTTGCAACAAAGTATTCAATGCTGCATGAGGATGTCTTATTATTATTTTTCTTTGGTCGAGTCCTCTGACCCATCTTCGTTGAGCCACTCGTTCCACTTTTTCTCGTAAGCTTCTAAGACTTGGTGTTGCTCTAAGAAATTTTTCTTTAGCTCTTTCACCATCTGCTGTCGAACCTCCAATGATACTTCCGATTTTTGCTGAACCTGCTCCATAGATAAATGCGTAGATAAAAGTCTTCGCCTTATCTCTTGATTCCAAACCAGCAGCAGCTTGATTTGCTCTGTGTATATCTCCATTAACGACTTCATATATATAATCCTTATCATTCATGTAGTGTGCTAACATCCTTAACTCAAGTCCAGACGCATCCACACCTACTAGTTTATAACCTTTGTTTACTGTCCATAATGCCCTACATTCTTTACCATAAGGAGAGTACACAGCAGGAATCTGAGCCATGTTGGGCGACTGGTGGCTCATCCTCCCTGTAATTGTACCATTGGTTATTACTTTACCATGTACTCTACCATCTTCCTTAATACCTTCAATCCAAGAATTAACTTGAGCAATTCTTTTCTGTAGCATTAAGAATCTATTTATTAATTTAGCTTCAGGAATATTATGTATCTCAGATAATACTTTCTCATCAACAATCACATGACCTTTATCTGTTTTCTTCTTAGGCTTCCACCCAAGTAACATCAATCGTTCAGCAATCTGTTGCCTTGAACCTAAATTAAATTCTTTGTATTTAACTTTAGTAAAGGGAACACCCTTCACATAACCTCTTGCTTTGTTATTAGACTTAGGTATAAACTCTTCTTCTATTTTCATTGGAGGAAAAGTTTGTCTTACCTTAGTAGTTAAGTCATTCATATCTTCTTGAAACTTAGATTGTAATTCATATGCTTCAACAACATTAATTTTAAATCCTCTTTCATGTTGCTTTTGAATTATTTGTGCAACCTTATGTTCCAATTCAATTGACATACCAAAGTCTTTTGTTTTGTTAATTAAAAATTTATAAAGTCTTTCAGTTAGTTCAACATCATTTCTACAATAGGTTAACATATCCTCTGAGAAATAATCAAACTGTTCAAAGTGTATTTTGTTTTGACCTAACTTAGTACCCCAATTTTTTAATGAGTGTCCACCTTCTATCATAGGATTTAATAATCTAGATAAAACTAAAGTGTCAGTCACTTTACAATTAGCAAATACATCGTAACCAAAAATTGTATTGACTACTGGTATATCAAATCCAATTATATTATGACCTATAACTTCTTCAGTTTGTTTTATTAGTTCAGCAAACCTATGTAATCTATCTTCTTTAAACTGATAATAAGTATCGCCATGCTTACAAACAATACACCATATCTTATCAGCAGTCATAGTGGTTTCTATATCAAATACAACTTTATTAAAAGTCATCAGACTTAACCTCAGTTAATCTTCCAGTATCTATATCATATTTTAAATCACAACAAGGACCAGTAATACCTGAGAATCTATTCTTCAATACTCTTATCCTAGTGGTGTTACGAATATCAGGGTCATCGTTCTGTGCGTCTCTCTCTAGTCCAATAACCATGTCACTTAGCTGACCTATACTAGCCGAACCTCTTAACTGTGATAGTGAAGTTGCTGCACCCTCTTCATGTCCTTTACCTTCAGGTCTTCTAAGGTGTGATACAACTATCATAGATACTCCTGTCTCTTGAACAAGTGTTCTAAGTCTAGTCATAATTTCATCTAATGCTCTTCTCTCATCACCATGTTGTTGGTCAGATACAATGATACTTATATGGTCAATCACTACATACTTACAATCTAAACCTTTAGCTAAGAACCTAACTCTTGAAACAATATTATCAATAGAGTTAGAACCAAAATGGTCAAACATAAATACTCTACCAGTACCTACTGTTGCATCAAAGTATGTTTTCATTTCTTCTTTACTTACATGAACATCTGGTAAGTGTAGTCTTTGATTAGCTTCAACACTCATCAAACCTTTTGAAGTTATGACTGGTGTTTCTTCTAACATTAACAAACCTATATTATCTTCTGTTGATTTTATAATGTGATGTACTACTTCTCTCATTACTTGTGTCTTACCTAGTCCAGACCCTGCTGTAAAGGTAACTAACTCTGAAGGTCGTAGACCATAAGTAATTTTATTCAATCCTTCAAATGGATATTGAACAAATGATTTTGTTATTGGTTTAAGTACATCATCTAATAATGTATTAGCATTTATAATTCCATCTGGTGCAAATACTTTAGCATCCCAAAATGTTTTATTATATATTTGTATTTTGTTTTTAGTTAAACAATCAGACGCATCTTTAAACCCTTCAGGTAAATGCATTATCTTACATTTTCCTGGAGAGAATAACTCTGCAACTTTCATAGCACCATCAATACCATGCTCATCATTATCAAAATTAACAATGACATTATCAAAATTATTTTCTAACCATTCTAAACTATTCTTAATATCTTTTACTGCTGAAGATATTCCATTCTTAATACTTACTACTGGTGTATGATATGTACCTTTAAGCATCATCTGATAAGCTGATAAAGCATCTAACTCACCCTCTGTAATTATACAATATTTGTTTTTAGAAAAAAGATGTTGACCAAACAAACCAGAATCTTTTGTGTTACCTTGTATGCTAAACTCTTTTAGTTTAGTGTATCTAGTTTTAGTTGCTATCTTTGCACCTTGTGTATCATGATATGGGTAGTAGTGATTAGTGATAGTACCCATGCTATCCATCTTAACTGTAACTCCAAACTTCTTACAGGTATCCTCTGAAATATTTCTATCTATAATCTCTGCATAGTTAGATTCTTTCATGAAGTCTTTTACTTCATATTCATTTTTAGTTTGTGGTATTGTTGGTTGTGCTTCCATATCGTATTCCTTTATAAATTCTTGACATGAAAAACAATAAGCTGAGTTGTCTGCGTTAACAGATACTGCGTCACTACTTGAACATAGTGGACAGGGTAAGTGGTATTTTACAAAACCTTTTTTATTTATTTCTTCCATTGTCGCCCTTAGTTAATTTTAATTGAGTCCAAAAAAAAGGAGTGGCAATTTCTCGCCACCCCCTCGGAGTAAGAAAAAATGAAAAGTAAATTTCATTTCAACAGTTGGATAGTACTAAAAATCATCCTTGATGTCAACACCACTTGATGAAGTTTCTACTGCATCAAAGTCTTCTCTAGGTGTGTACTCTACTAAGTCAATTACTTGTACTGCTTGTAAGTCTAAACCCATTCCCTTCTTACCTTTGAAGTTCCATTCGTATGGTTTATACATTACTTTTACTTTACTACCATTACCTACTATTTTATCTAATGGGTTCTTAGCACCATCAACTAATTGTGGTTGAGTATTCTTATCACCATTAGCTTTCTGTACTTTTCTTTTGAACCTTACTATATTAGGTATAGTCTTATCATCAATAGTAGTTTCACCAAGTGCTATGCCTTGGCTCTTTAATTCATCTGCTGACTTATCATCAACTGCTAAATCAATTCTCCACATAGGTTCAAACTTTTCGTTTGGTCGTGTCAGAGAAGCCCAGTAAGCTGTGCCTTCAATTATTGCCATATGTATTTTCCTTTGTTGTTATTGTTAATTATTATTTTACTTCTATCAAATTTAATCATCGTTGTCAACACTTGGTTCATCTTTTTTTTCAAGTATTTCTTCTATCTTTTTATCAATGTTTAGTTTAATAGTTTGTTTCTTGTTCAGCTTTTCCTGAAGTTCACCTATCTTAGAACCCATAGATTGAATATCAGAATTAGCCTGTTCTAATTGTATTAGAATTTTTTTAATCTTACTATCTTTTTGTATGATAGTCTCATTTAATTCTTGCTTTTCTTTTGTTAAGTCAGCTATTGTAGATTTATATTCTGTTAATAAAGCTTTCTCAGTCATATTTATATTGAGTAACATCCTTCATTAAATAATTCTACTATTGGAATTACTACACATTTAGATGCTCTATAATCTCCTATGTTTTTAGTGTGTGTTTTTTTATATTTCTTAACTATCTTTTTTAGTCTTGATACTCTGAACACTAGCATACAATGTTCCTTACCACTAAGTTCTAATATATGAAACCACCATTTAGATTCTGTCTTATCTATACCAGATGGTTTATCTCTATACTCATACTCAATAGCAATGTTACCTGTCTTTCTCCACCAACTTCTCTCAGTCTTTATTTCTACTTTACTTCCTTTAAGTAAGTCAGCTACTCTCTTCTCTCTTATTTGTCCATACTCTAAATCTATATCAAACTTAGTGTTCTTTCCTGTTGCCATTAATATTGCTCCTGTTGATGAAAGCTACAAATGTAATGCGTTAGAAACTTATGAATATTTTTATTCTTAAATAGTTTCTTAGCATTAGCCTTATGTAATTGTTTGTACTTTCGGATTATGAATGTTGGTTCTAAGTTTGCATAGTCGCATATCTCACAGAAATGTGAGTCTGTTTTTGAAAACCAAGCCTTAGCTTCTTGGATTATTTGTTTTCTTTTATTTCCCCATGCATGAATGTCTATGTCTAATGCATCCATGATGGCTCTAACAATAACACTTCGGTATAATAATACTTCGGAAGTAATTGCTCTGCCTTCACCTTGATTTAAACTGTGAGTAGTGTTACTGTTCAATATCATATTTCATTTTATCAAACACCTTTTGTAGCAAAGACTTTTTATTCTGCTTTATAATCTTCGAATGAAACTGTTTTGTTTGTAGTCTTTTCGCTATCGGATTTCTTGATTTTATTTTTAAATGTTTCTTCATCAATCTCCTCTACTGTATGTCTACTATGTTTCACTTCTTTACTAATTATATTTGAATATGGACTCCAATTTATTTTCTCTTTAACTTGTGCTAATGTAGTTCCTGAATTATAATAGTCTTCAACGCATACATCTACATTGACCCATGTTTTTTTTAAAAAGAATTTATTACTCATATTGGTTTGTCCTGTCTGTAAGTTATGTTGGATAAAAGATTTTGTCTTTGTTTTAAAGACAGTATCTCTATTATACATTATAACTTTTGCTTTAACAACCTCTCTAAAAAATAAATATTAT